CCGCTTGTTTGTGGGCCGAATTTTCAAGAAGGGCGAACCGGCCCCGCCAATAGTCAGCATTTTTCACGGGGTCACGCTCCCTTCTTGAATGATCAGGCACTATAACCACTCCGCAACTCATGCCCGTGCTAAAACCCATAACAACTATTTAGCGTTCCCAGATGGTGCCGGGTATGGGACTTGAACCCATACGCCAAAGGCGGCGGATTTTGAATCCGCTGTGTCTGCCATTCCACCAACCCGGCAAGTGGTAGCGTGTACGGGGGTCGAACCCGTGTTCCCGGCTTGAAGGGCCGGTGTCTTAACCGCTTGACTAACACGCCATAGAAAGTGCCGGGGAAAGGAATTGCACCTTTGACCGGGTAAGGAGGTGAACCCCGGCCCCGCCCCATTATTGC